AAATATCATGGCATTTAACGCATTTGGCAAAAAGAAAGACGAACCCATTGATGACGAAAGAAAACTGCTCTGCACAGAGCCTGGGTGCGGGCGTAGGTGGACAGTTGACCTTGGTAGACCAATGTGTTCCTACCACCAATGGAAAGACGATAAACCCGTTGTTTACTCCGAATATGTCGATTTTGGGCAAAGATTCCTTGGTGACAATAAAGGGTGGGCAAAGCGCATTATTGCCAAACAAGAGATGGGATTGCCCGTGAGCAAAATAGCCTTGGAATTTGCTAGGGAGGCTTTGAAATGTCATGGTTGATAAGCAATGCCTTAATGAACTCGCTCTCTTCGCAGGGGCTGGTGGAGGAATACTCGGAGGACACCTCCTTGGATGGAGAACAGTCTGTGCAGTCGAGTGGGAAGCCTATCCAGCAAGCGTTTTGTGCGCCCGACAAAATGACGGTCTTCTCCCGCCTTTCCCGATTTGGGATGACGTTCAAACCTTTGACGGAAAACCTTGGAGAGGAATTGTTGACGTTGTGTCGGGTGGCTTTCCTTGCCAGGACATATCAGCCGCTGGAAAAGGAGCGGGAATCGATGGAGAGCGATCAGGAATGTGGGGAGAAATGGCGAGGATCATTCACGAAGTACGACCAAGATTCGTGTTCGTGGAAAACTCACCAATGCTCACTTCTAGGGGACTTGGAAGAGTTCTCGGAGACTTGGCCTCAATGGGGTTTGATGCGCGATGGGGAGTGTTGGGAGCGGCAGACATTGGAGCAAACCATCAGAGGGACAGGATTTGGATTGTCGGAAAAAATACCAACACCAACAGCCAGAGATGGAAGTGGAGTAAGGGGGAAGGCGGCACAGGAACGCAAGGGCAATCCAATAGATACAGTTCCAATTTATGTTCAGAAATTTCCAACACCAACAGCAACGGATTACAAAAATCAACCGACAAGCAAAAGTTGGAAAGCAAAGGGTGCAGTCAACTACAAACTGAGCAATCCAGAGATACAAGCCAAGTGGCCAACTCCTCTAAGTACAGAATACAGAGCCAACCGAGTGAAACGAGAAAATCATCACAATGGATTAACTCAAGCGGTATTGGCAACCCAGAATTCTGGGCAGTTGAACCCGACGTGGGTAGAGTGGCTAATGGGGTGGCCGCTAGGGTGGACAGACTTAAAGCCATTGGCAACGGACAAGTGCCCTTGTGTGCCGCAACCGCTTGGAGAATCCTAAGTGACCAAAAATGAAGCCCACACCATCCTTGACAGAATCCGAGAAGGCTACCCAATGCCCTTGGCTATCACAACTCAAGCCTTACAGAGGACAGGAGACATTTCTGCTCTACCTGATAAACCATTACGCACTAATGGCGATGAATCCAGCCACGTTAGAGCAGTCGAGATGGAGAGCAAGGGAGTTAAAAGGGACTTTTCCTACTCTGCCTACCTTGATTGCCCAAAGAATAAAGGAACTTAAAAATGAAATGCCCTAAGTGTCAATCTGACAAAAACAGGATTACAGAGACAATCCAACATGAGGAATTTACCTATCGTAGAAGAATGTGCAATATTTGCTTTATTCTCTTTAGGACAAAGGAAGAAGTGTTCAAAGGCGTATTGCCCCAAAAACCCCGTAAATTGACTACTCCAAAGGAAACCGAATACCAAAAGCACTTTGCGACTGACTTGCTCAAAAGGTTTTGGAAATGACGGTTTGGGTGGGTATTGACCCAGGCTCGGTCTCAGGGGCAGTAGGCGGTTTATTGGACAACGGAGATTATCTCGATTCATTCGACATAGAACACCAAGACAAGCACGTTTTGCCGATGGTGCTAAAAAACATGATTCTGCGCCTAATCGACCCAAAAGAAGGCGGAGAAATCTGTTGTGAATTAGTCCATTCAATGCCAAACCAAGGGGTTGCGTCAACTTTCCAGTTTGGGCGAGCAGTAGGGGTAATTACGGCAGTTTGCGAGTTAACCCGCTATCCCTTGCATTTGGTGCGCCCTCAAGCGTGGAAAAAGCACTATCACCTATCGAGCGATAAGGGCGAAGCATTGGACATGGCTAGAATGTTATGGCCTGAAGCCAAATTGACGCTAAAAAAGCACATAGGAAGGGCTGAAGCCTTGCTCATTGCCGAATACTGGCGCACTCAAGTAAAAGGGCTAGAAAATGCCAAAACCCCTTCAAAATAGGCCAAAGTATGACGAACTGCATGGGCATTTGTTCAAGTTAACAGAAGCAGAACGGCACATTCTGAAAACAATAGGCAAAGGCGGGTATGCAGAAGGGGTGAGAATTTGCATCATGTGGGGCGCACATTTCTACAATTTGGGGCTAACGACTGAGATGGATTTGGAGCACATTGGATTGGTTACTGTTTCCACGACCGACAAATACCCTCACGAGTAGGCATAGGAAGCCCGTAGAAGCCCCTAGAAGCGATTATTTTGGGCTTGGCGGATAGATTTGAAGGGTAACGCATGGTAAAGAAGGCGCAAGCCCGTAAAAATCGGGAAATTTTGCTCAAAAAATACGGGCAGAGATACGAAAGGCATTGGTCAGGCCGTGTTGGGTGCTTTTATTGTGGCGATAAATGGGCGGAATTAGACCATTGTCCGCCTTTGTCATGGTGCGATACAAAAGACCATAAATGGTTTAAAGAGCGCAAAATTGGCTTTTACTTGGTCAATTCCTGTTCAGACTGCAATAGGGCATTATCCGATAGAGGGCTTTTTACCCTACAAGAACGGGCAGATTTCATTCGCAAAAGGCTAGAAAACAAGGCAGAGAAAATCGTTTTATGGTCAAAAGAGGAAATTAAGGAAATGAGTCCACGATTTCAAAAAACCATAATTGCAAGGCAAACCATGCAAAACATCCTACTGGAACGCCTTTGGTTTGCTCAGGAATTGCAGTTCAGGGCTGAGGATTTTCCCGATTACAAATAACCCTACATGGTAGGGCTTGCAAGGGCTTAAAAAAGGGCAGAAAAAAACCACCCGAAGGTGGTTGTAAGTGAGTGCTTACTAACTTATTCTGTCAAACTGTTAAGAATATCAAATTCCCATGTAAATTCGTTTCGCTTGAGGGTTAGGGTTTCAGGTCTGCCTGAAATGGTAGCAAAACCCCTCATTTCAATCACAATGTCTGCATTTTCTGGTGTATCGCTGGCAACATTTTCCGCTTCAGTTAACCATGCTTCTAAGTTATGATTTTCGGGCGAATGAGCCACAGAACTAACCCATTGCGAAATAATTTCCAATGTTTTTGCATTTGCTACTGCTATTTCCATTTGTTTACGCCTTTCATTTTCTTTTGAGGATAATTTGTAAGATAAGAGCAAGGGTTGCATAAATCATGCGTAGGCTGTCCAATGGCTTGATGCGTAAACGGCTTTATCTCCGATTTTCGCCAATGGTTTCATGCGGTAAGCACTTGCAAAACTGTAAATTCTTACGGCTGGCTCATCCCCGTAAGTAACTACCTTTTTACGCATTGCATCGCCTTTAAAACTGTCAACACATGGGACACATTCGCCCTGCATTGACATGGTTTCCTCGGACATTTGCCCAATTTCCCGAATTTCCACAAAAGCACCGATTACCTTGGTGCATTGGTAAAAATCGACATTGGTTTGATCGTAACCCCAAGAGCATCGGAAAATATCGCCCACTTTTACATCGTGCGGTTTGTTGCGCTCGGCTTTATATTTGGCTTTGCGCTCATTCCAAGCAATAAAACCCTCTAATGTCTCTTCGATCTTCTTTTTTAGGCTTAATTCGTCTTTAAAACGATAGTGCCAATCGCATTTTGTGCGTTTTCCCCCGTAAGCAATGGCATAAATTCGCCCATTGTCATGCGTGATACTGTAAACCTCAAAACCATATCTTTCGTCTTTTGCGATTAGTTCGTAACCGCTTGGAATCCATCGTGCGTGTGTTTTCATGCTGTCACCTCTTCACTTGAGGTTGTGACGGCTTTTATGTCATCCAGTTGCCATTCCCCGAATTGCACCTCTTGCCATCCGTTTTCATCGGAATACTCCCATGCTAACTCTTCGGCCTCTTCGATTGAATTTGCAATGATGGTTTTTTTGTAAAACACCAACTGGCTGGCGTAAACGTCAAATGTTTTCATGTGTTAACTCCTATTGATTGATTGAAAACCCCGAATTTGGATAAATTCAGGCCATAAAGCCCTAGATTTAAGGCTTTACAGGCTGAAATTAGGCGGGAATTTTGTATTTAATCACGCAATTTTTCCAATGCTCTACGTAGAATTCATGGATGCGTTTACCCTCATTTACCATTGCTTGAGCCACGGCTGGCGTGATGCCTTTGTGTTCTGCAAAATGGTCTATTGTGAGGTAATCGTTTAGAAATTCGAGGAAAAACGATTTTAGGAATTGCTCTGTATTTGTCATGTAACACCCTTTAACAGTTAAAAACCTAGCGAATCGCTAGTCCATAAAGCCCTAGTGATAAGGCTTTACAGAATAGGGATTAGGCTTGCTTTGCAATGGCTGAAAAAGCCTTGTAATAGTCCAAAGCCATGCGGTAATCATCGCACCTTACTTTGTCGTGCAATTCTGTTCCCTTGTAACATTGGACTAGATACATACCGCTAGGGAATAGTTTTTCAAGGGTTGCGTAACCATTGGGGAATACTTTAATTTTGCTCATCATTTACGCCTTTCAAAAGTTAAAACCCTAGTCAATCACTAGGCCATAAACCCCTCATTGAAGGGTTTACAGTCTCAGGGATTAGAAATAAAAATTATCGTTCCATTCTTTAATCCATTGCAAACATTCTTTTTTTGTGTCGAATATTGCGGATTGACCATTGCCTAAATATTGCACCCACCAATGAGGTCTGAACGGGATCATTATTCCAACCATATCCTCTTCTTTTCGGATATAGCCATATTCAAAATTTGGGACAGAGTAGATTTTGCTCATAATTCACGCCTTTCAATAGGTTAAGCAGTCAAAATAGGCCAAAGCAAGGGATGCAAAGCACAAGCCTAAAACGATTGCTAGGGAAATGTCGAGGATAAATTGTTTCATGCTGACACCTCTGCTTGCAATAATTTGAAGGTTTTAATTGCTAGTCGACGATTTTCCTTGCTTACATTGTGAAACCATGCTTGTGTATTTGTGCGCCCTTGTGAGCCAAAAGCACCGCCTGAAAGCCACCGCCTTTGCGTAACAGTAATAAATTTTCCACTTGTGACAAAAACAGAGAATTTACTGCCTTTTAAGTAAAACTCGTGATAACCAAAATCCATATTTACGCCTTTCAAAGTGATTGAATTGATACTCTAAGGGCTAAAAAGCCCCTGGAAAATAGGGATTTTCCCTAGTTTTATACTTTATTTGCCCAGGCGATACCAGTAGGCGTAGCATGGTAAGTATGGCAATCCGCATCATGCGTTAAAAAGCCCTTAGATACTAGGGTTTGCATAATTGAATTGAATTGATTAAGGGATGCGCCATGCGCCATTAAAGTAGAGTAAATAATGCCACTTGGTGCGCCTAGTGAATCAATATTGCATGATTCAATTATCCCCTTTGCTATGCTTTGCAATGCTTTGATTTGTTGATTTGTCATAAGTTACACCTATTAAAAAAAGTTAAGAAAACCCTAAGCCTTTGGAAAACTTAGGCCACAAGCCCCTAAAACTACTTAAGGGCTTGCAGTCTATGCTTTACTGTATAGGATCGGTTTGCGATATATGGAATACAGTAGTTGCCTTACAGAATTTTTTAGGGTTTCCCGTATCTTTATCAGTAGTATCAACCCACGTCACGCACTTAACACCACTTTCACCCTTACGCACCTGCCTGCCTAGTGCCTGCCATGCGTTATAAGTGAAAACATTTTCTCTAGGGATAATATCGTTAGCACTAATACCCTTTGATGCAAAGCCAGAATAAATAGCAGGGTAGTTAAGTAGTGAATCCCCTTGCTTTGCACGGTTAAGGGATTCTAGGGAAATAGTTTGTTTATCCATAATTGACACCTATTAAAAAACACCTAGAAAACTGCTAGGCCAGTAAACATATTATCGGGTTAGCCTACATTTTCGCCATCAGGACAAACCCTAACTTTTTAACAATATTTTCTATCGGCTTACCATTATTGATAGATAAAACCTAAAGTAACACCAAAGTATATATGTGCATTATAGTTCTGATATTTTAGGGGATTTTCTAGGTAGTAGCAGTATGGTGCATCAAGCCCTTAATGACTGACTGGTCAGTAATTAACCTAGTAAGTTAGTCCTTACTAACCTTGGCTAACTTAGTTAGTGCTTACTTCGATGTTAGTAAGTGCTTGCTAACAGCATCACGAGCGAAGTGAGTGCTTACTTTTGTATGGGGGGGGAGGGGGTAGGCGGTGGTGGAATATTTGTGGGTGCCTCCCCTCCACACGAAAAGGGAATTTAGGGATATCTGGACAAGTCTTGGAAGGTTTAGGTAAGGGGAGTAGGTAATCAGACTTGGTGGTTATGGACGATAGCCTGTAACCCGTATATACAGGTGATTCTCAAGAAGAGAGAGCCTCTCGTTTGTCTAGATTACAACCATGTTTGTCAAACAATGGAAGCCTAAGCCACTTTGCCCCGTCCACCTTGTCCTCGGTGCTATCACAGCATTGGAGGAGGGCTACTAGAGACTCGCCTAGTTCATCACGTTTATCCTACTTGGTCGGCTCAACCGCATAGAGGGGTGGGTCATGCCCCCGTTGTTTCTACTATATCAGGGTTTTCCCTATTGTTCAACAATACAAAATAGTTGATAATTGTGTCGGGGCTTCCCCATTGTGGACAAAAGTAATGATTCAAGAGAAAAAACCCCGTGGTAGACCTAAAGGTGCTACAAACAAAAAATTCTCCCTTACCAGTTTTGCTGATAAGCCAGAACTCATTACCCTTCCCAAGACTGAGACTGCACAACTCAAAGAACTCAAGAATCTGCTGATAAACAGCGCAGGTACAAGAGTTGTCCACAAAGCCGTGGAAATTGCCCTAAATGACGATCACCCTGCCCAACTAGCCGCCATCAAACTCTGTATGGATAGGATGCTCCCTGTCTCCATGTTTGAGAAAGAAGGTAAGCAAAGATCGGCAGTCACGATCAATATTACGGGTATAGGGGAGGTTTCCCATGCTCCTACCATAGACGCAGAAGATGTCGAGGTAAAGGATGAGTGACCTCAATTTCTCCCTTTTGCCTTGGCAAGAAGAAGTCTTCAAAGACCCGACTAGGTTCAAAGTCATTGCCGCAGGGCGCAGATGCGGTAAGTCTAGGATGGCGGCAGTTACCCTCTTGATCGAAGCCTTGCGTTGCCCTGCTGGATCGGCTGTCTTGTATGTCGCCCCTACCAATGGTCAGGCGAGACAGATTATTTGGGATGTCATCATGGATTTAGGACGGGAGGTTATCCAAAATGCCCACATCAACAACCAAAACATCACCACCATCAACGGAGCAAGCATCTATGTCCGTGGAGCAGACAGACCAGACACGCTACGTGGCGTTTCACTCACCTATGCAGTCCTCGATGAAGTCGCAGACATCAAGCCCGAAGCGTGGGAACAAGTTATCCGAGCCTCCCTCTCCGATAAAAAAGGAAGAGCCATGTTCATCGGAACGCCCAAGGGAAGAAACTGGTTTTACGATCTGTTTAGATTGGGCGAGAGCGCAGAGGACAAAGACTGGAAGTCTTGGCATTTCACAACAAAAGACAACCCCCTGATCGACCCCGCAGAGATTGAGTCTGCCAAAAAGACCCTCTCAACCTTTGCTTTCAAGCAAGAATATATGGCATCCTTCACCAATACAGGGAGCAACATATTCAAGGAAGAATGGATCAGATACGGGGAAGAGCCACAACAGGGAAGTTACTATATTGCTATTGACTTGGCAGGGTTTGAAGAAGTTGCCAAACAAGCGGCAAACGCCAAAAAACGCCTAGATGAGTCGGCTATTTCCGTGGTCAAAGTGACTGAAGACGGGAAATGGTGGGTCAAAGAGATAGTTCATGGTAGGTGGGACATTAGGGAAACGGCTTCTAAGATACTGTTGGCAATGAGGGACTATCGCCCAATTGCGGTGGGGATAGAGCGTGGAGCATTAAAAAATGCAGTTTTGCCGTATTTGAGTGACTTAATGCGTAAAAATAATGTATATTCGCACATAGTTGACTTGACGCATGGCAACAGGAAAAAGGCTGACCGAATTATTTGGGGTCTCCAAGGGCGTTTTGAGCATGGGCGCATCATCTTAAATCAGGATGGAGATTGGGACGTTTTCCTTGACCAACTTCTACTATTTCCATCGCAAGGCGTTCACGATGATTTGCCTGACTCATTGAGTTACCTTGACCAATTGGCTGTTACCTCCTACTTTGAAGGAGATGAAGACGAAGATTGGCAACCGATAGACATAATTGCGGGCGTATGAAATGGATGAAACATTAGCACGAATCCTGAAACTTGCCTCTGATAACCCAGATTATCAAAGCATTGCCAACTATTTAATGAGCAGAAGGGCTTATCCTTCTTTTCAATATATGCCCGTTGCTAGTAATGCGTATGGTTCTTTTACTGCCCCAGGTTTATTTTCTAATGTTCCAGACAGAGGAATAGTTAATTTACCTAGAAACACAATAACAACAAATCCAGCAGATGTAGTTCCAACTATATTGCACGAACTTACCCATGCTACACAACACCAACTATATAAACAATATAGAGAAATAAAAAACAAAAAAGATCAATCGGATTCAGAAAAGCAATTTATAGAAAACTTTGACAAAATTATGGGCGCAAAGCCAACAGAACAAATTGCAAAGTTTTCACCAGAATTTGCTAAAAAAGAAGTAGGTTATAGATCAAGAGGAGATGAGGCTTTATCTCATGCGATAGAAAACGCAAATTATCCAAACTCTATAACAACTTGGTCAGCCCCATCCCATGTTGATCCAACCTTGGCAACACAAGTAATGCTACTATTGGATCAAGCCCAAAGAGTGCAAAATCAACAACCTCAGTCCCAAGGACGATAAGGCTACTTATGGCAGAAGATCAAAACCTTGAACAAAACACCTTTGTAGAACCCACAGAATCAGACAAAGAATTAGTCTCTTTCGTGGTTGACCATTGCGATAGATGGCGTGACTACCGAGATAGCAACTACCTTGACGCTTGGACAGAATACGAGCGAATCTTCCGTGGAGAATGGGCAGAACAAGACGCTACACGGGAATCTGAGAGAAGTCGCCTAATCACCCCAGGCACTCAACAAGCCGTGGAAACCCGTCATGCTGAAATCATGGAAGCCATATTTGGTCAAGGCGAGTTCTTTGACATTAAAGATGATATCCAAGACTTAGATGGCAATCCCCTAGATGTTGGCAAACTGCGTGAGCAACTCATGGAGGATTTTGCCAAGGACAAGGTAAGAAAATCTATCGACCAAGCAGTTTTGATGGGAGAAATCTATGGCATTGGCATAGGTGAAATCATTGTCAAGACTGAAAAAGAGTACTACCCTGCCACCCAACCCATTATGGGGATGCCCACACAAGCGGCAATCGGTGTCATGGAAAAAGACCGTATTTCTGTGCGGATTAACCCAATCAACCCCAAGAACTTCTTGTTTGACCCCAATGGAACAAGCGTAGAAGACTGTATGGGCGTGGCAATAGAGAAGTTTGTCTCTATCCACAAGATTGTCCAAGGCATAGAAGCGGGTGTATACAGGAAAGTAGACATCAATACCGATCCTGAAGACGCAGATTTAGAGCCAACCCAAGAATCTACCCAATACAAGGATCAAAAAGTCCGTTTGTTGACTTACTATGGACTTGTCCCAAGGGAATACCTTGAAAACACAGAAGAACAGAAGGAAATTGTTGAACTTTTCCCCGAAAACTCTGTGGCAGAGGAATACACAGACCTAGTTGAAGCGATTGTGGTCATTGCCAACGAGTCATTACTCCTAAAGGCAGAGCCAAACCCCTACATGATGAAGGATCGTCCTATCATCACCTTCCAAGCCGATACTGTGCCAAACAGGATTGTGGGAAGAGGAACAGTAGAGAAAGCCTACAATATGCAAAAGGCAACGGATGCCCAAATCCGTAGTCATTTGGACTCCCTAGCCCTGACAACTAGCCCCATGATTGCAATGGATGCGACTAGATTGCCAAGGGGTGCTAAGTTTGAAGTCAAGCCTGGCAAAGCCATCCTCACCAATGGCGCACCTACCGAGATTTTGATGCCTTTCAAGTTCGGCACTACCGACCAAGGCAACATTGCTACCGCCACTTCCTTCCAAACCATGCTCTTACAGGCTACTGGAACGCTAGATTCTCAAGGATTAGTCTCTGCCGTAGCCCGTGATGGTGGTCAAGGCGGTATGTCTATGGCGATTGCTTCAATTATCAAGAAGTACAAGCGCACTTTGGTGAACTTCCAAGAAGATTTCTTGATGCCATTCATTAAGAAGGCGGCTTTCCGCTATATGCAGTTCGATCCAGAGCGTTACCCTTCTGTGGACATGAACTTTGTACCAACGGCAAGCCTTGGAATCATTGCCCGTGAGTACGAACAACAACAGTTTGTGGGACTTTTACAGACGCTAGGGCCTAACACCCCTGTCATGCCTCTGATTCTCAAGGGAATTATTGGCAATAGTTCGTTTACCAATAGGTATGAACTGATGGATGCCTTGGACAAGATGAGCCAACCTGATCCACAAGCCCAACAATTGCAACAAGCCCAACAACAATTGGCATTGCAAGCGGCACAGGCGCAGATTGCGGTTCAGACTACCCAAGCGGAACAGAATAGGGCAGAAGCGACTAAGACAATGATGGAAGCGCAACTGATGCCAGAGGAAATCAAGGCAAAAGTGCTTGCTTCTACGACTGTTAACTTGCCAAACCAAGGCGATCTAGCGTCTAAAGAGTTTGATAAAAGGGTTAAGATTGCTGAATTGATGCTCAAAGAAGCGGATATTAAGAACAAATCTAAGATTGTCGAAATGCAGATGCACGACAAGAAAAACAAGGTAGAAAACGACTTTTTGGACAGGTTGTCTAAGGAACTCTCTTAATGGACATTTCCGATATTGAGAAAAAACTAGGCATTGAGGGGATGTCTGCCGAGGAACAGATGGCAATGGTCGTTGCCTTGCAGAAGTCTGCCCAAGAAAAGACTCAAAAAGCCAGAGATGAAACCATTGGTAAGAGTGCTGAACTCGTTATCCAAGGTTTAAAGAAGATCAAATCGGACATTGAGAGTCGGTTTTCTGAACTAAATGATACATTCCAAGCCAAAGTCTCAAGCCTACAAAATGGAAAGGATGGGCGTGATGGCAAAGACGGAAAAGACGGACTTGACGGAAAACAAGGTCTACAAGGAAGTCATGGAAAAGATGGTCGAGATGGGCGCAATGGCGTGGATGGGGCTGATGGTATTAGTGTCACCTCTGCTCGTATCGATTTTGATGGTAGCCTTATTATTGGGTTGTCTAGTGGTCGTGAACTCAATGCTGGTGAAGTTGTTGCTCCTGACCTTGCGGAACGAATCAAAGTTATTACCAATGGCGGTGGTACTTCTCAGTCTGTACTTGATACTCTAACTTCCCTACAAAATCAGATTAACAATCTTGGCAGTATTCCTAGCCAAACAGGAAATGCTGGTAAGTTTTTAACCACCAATGGAAGTGTGCTTTCTTGGGGGAATGTGGGTGGAACTTTGTCTTACCAAGGGACTTGGAACGCATCCACCAATACTCCAACTTTGGCATCTAGTACAGGAACAAGTGGGTATTACTATGTGGTTGGGACTGCTGGTTCTACCAACCTCAATGGGATTACGGATTGGAAGGTAGGCGATTGGGCTATTTTCAATGGTTCTACTTGGCAAAAAATTGACCAAACAGAGACATTACAGACTCTTACATCTAATGATGCAAGCGTCACCATAACTACCACCAACTCGACAGATGATTTGTCGGTTTATTCTTCCCCAAGAGTGATTGCAACTGTTCGCAATGAGACAGGGGCAACTCTGACAAAGGGAACTGTTGTCTACATAAGTGGTGCATCAGGAAATAAGCCAACTGTCACAAAAGCCATTGCCACGGGCGATCCAACATCTGCTCAGACTTATGGAGTCATCTTTGCTGACATTGCCAATAACAACAATGGAAGTGCGATTCTTTCTGGCGATATTTCAGGATTGGACACCTCTGCCTATACCGCAGGGACACAGTTATATCTGAGTTCTACAACGGCTGGTGGTTATACCTCTACCAAGCAATATGCCCCAAATCACCTTGTCTACATTGGCGTTGTCACCCGTAGTCATGTCAATCAGGGATCGATTGAGGTCAGGATTCAAAATGGCTATGAATTGGCTGAATTGCACGATGTCTCAGCACAATCACCTAGCAACGGGCAGACGATTATTTACAACGCCACCACGACTTTGTGGGAGAAGGCGAACCTAACCGCAGGGACAGGCATAAGCGTCACCAATGGTGCAGGATCGATCACCCTTGCCAATACAGGGGTGACTTCTGTCTCAGGAACTTCCCCCGTAGCCTCTAGCGGTGGTGCTACTCCTGCGATTAGCCTCTCAAGTGGCTATGGTGACACCCAAAATCCCTATGCGTCTAAGACTGCCAACTATGTTTTAGCCGCACCGAATGGAATTGCTGGTGTTCCAACATTCAGGGCGGTTGTGGCGGCAGACATCCCAACTTTGAACCAAAACACCACGGGAAGTGCGGCAACCCTGACCACGGGCAGGACAATTTCTATTTCAGGAGATTTGACTTACACGAGTCCAAGTTTTGATGGTTCTGCGAATGTGACTGCGGCAGGAACTCTTGCGACTGTTAACACAAATGTGGGAAGTTTTACCAATGCCTCCATCACAGTCAATGGCAAGGGGTTAATAACTGCCGCATCTAGCGGTACTGCACCCGTAACCTCGGTTACTGGAACATCTCCAATATCTTCTAGCGGAGGGACTACCCCTGCGATTTCCTTGGCATCTGGTTATGGGGATACCCAAAATCCCTATGCAAGTAAGACGGCAAATTACTTCTTGTCTGCGCCTAATGGGGTGGCAGGAGTGCCGACATTTAGGGCAATTGTTGCCGCAGATATTCCTACGCTAAATCAGAACACCACGGGAACTGCCGCCAACATAACGGCAACCACCAACTCGACACTAACGACATTGAGTGCGCTGAGTCTGCCAGGCTCACAAGTCTCTGGGAACATTAGTGGCAATTCTGCCAATGTCACGGGAACTGTGGCGATTGCCAATGGTGGTACGGGTCAAACGACACAAACTGCCGCCTACGATGCCTTAAATCCCAACACGACATTGGGAGACATAAGTTATCGCAATTCTTCAAACAATGTGCGATTGGCGGGAAATACGACAACAACCAAGAAGTTTCTCACACAGACAGGAACAGGCACAGTTTCTGCCGCACCCGCATGGGGGACATTGGTTGCAGGGGATGTACCGACATTGAATCAGGACACAACTGGTTCGGCTGGTTCGTTGGTGACTACGAATTTCAGCATTGTGCAAAGTGGCACAAAATTGTTATTTAAGTATGGCTCAACTACAATTGCGTCAATGGATTCTACGGGCGTGATTACATCAGCCGTTAATATTGTTGCAAACGGAACACCATAAAGGAATTAAGACATGGCACAAATTACATTAAATTCTAGTGGAGTAGCAAGTAGTGGCTCTCTAGTTTTGCAAAGCAATGGGACAACAACTGCCGCTACATTTGACACAAGTCAAAAATTAACCCTACCCAATGACGCAACCATCTCTGGTCTAACAGTAGGTAAGGGTGGTGGTGCTGGTTCATCCAATACCGCTTTAGGCGTTAGTGCTTTAACAAGTGCGGCTGGCTCTAACTACAACACCGCTTTGGGTTATCAGGCTGGTTATTCTGCATCAACAGGTAATGGTGCAAACTCTTTTGTTGGTTATCAATCAGGATATGCAGTTACAACTGGTGAATCTAATTCTTTTTTTGGGACAAACTCAGCCAAGGCAACAACAACTGGTTCTTATAACACCTCAGTTGGCAAGGATGCCCTCCAAGCCAACACCACCGCATCTAACAACACCGCAGTAGGTTATCAGGCTGGGTATTCTGTTACTGGAGGTGCAAATTTGTGTTTAGGCGCAAGTTCAGGTGCAAGTTTAACAACAGGTGCAAACAATATCCATCTTGGAAACACAAGTGCATCTAGTAGTAGTGCTAGCCAAGAAATTGTTTTAGGAGCAACATCTGGTTCATCGGTTGTTGGTAAAGGTTCAAATACTGGATACATTTATGCAGGTGCTGGTGG